ACCCCACGGTCTGCGCACGTATATATCTAAACAACAAAGGAAGATTAATTGATGGAACACGCAAATAAACGCAACGAGGCGTTACGCATTGAGAGCGCCTTGCTTAACAAGATCGCAATGATTGGCACAGAGAAAACAGCAGCAGCTGTCGGTGTCGATAAAGCGCAAATCAGTCGGTGGAAACGTGACTGGATACCGAAGTTCTCGATGTTACTTGCAGTACTGGAATGGGGGGTCGTGGATGACGAGATGGCCCGTCTTGCTGAGCAGGTAGCGAAGATATTGACAAATGAAAAGCCCCAAACGAGCAGCAACTCGTTCAGGGCCTAAGCAAACTGTGTTACGCCAACACAATCAACAGGAGACATTTTAATGCGAAAACGCAGGAAGTACCAGGAAAAAGAAGAGATTCGGCACCCTGAATCACCTGACGGGTTGGTTGTAGCGGCAGCCAATAACAGATCGTTCGCTGAACGGTTCATTGGTGTTTATCGACTGGCTAAGGCAGGAGTGAAGAATGGGCGTCGTTAGAAATTTATCGGACTACAGGCCGTCTCAGGAGGCCGTGGAGCGTAAAGTGGCGAGTCTTGACGATGGTTTTATGCGAATCGCTACCAGCATCGGAAAGCTAAAGCCCAGACTGAAACTCGCAGGTCGTGAACATCAGGTTTTTGACGCTGTTATTTATTGCACCTTCGGCTGGAACAAGTCAGAGGACAAGGTAACGAACACATACCTGGCAGATGTCACTGGTCTCGATGATTCGGATGTGGCAGCTGCTCTGAATGTTCTGGCCGAGCGGAAGATAATTAACTTGCGGAAAGTCGGTGGTTTCAAACTGGTTAGCGTCAACGTGATGATTGACCAGTGGGTGCTAAATAAGACACCAAAAACACCACCAAAAATGTTGGGCGAAACCACCCAACAAGTTGGGCGAAAAAAGGTTTCAAGTTGGGCGAAAGTACCCGACACCCTAAACAGTCTTACCAAAGACAATTTAAAAGATACCCAAACCCACGGAGTGGGATTGTCGGATGTTGTTCCTGAAAAGCCATTAACACCTCGCCAGCTCGGTACAAACCCGAGAGCTACTGGCACTAATCCCCGCTCCAAGCTACCGGCATTTGACCGTGAGCGACTGAAAGAAACCTGGAACTGCAAAGCCGAAAGATTCGGGTTGCCGAAAATCCGCAGCGTCACCACGACGGTGGAGAACGGCATCAAGCGCCTGTGGGTTTCCTACCTAAAGCAGTGCAAGGAGCTGAAGCGGGAGCCGAAAGATATCGACTCGCTGCTGAACGGTTATCTGGAGCACGGCTACCAGCCGACGCCGTGGGCGATGGGGCAGAACCCGGAAGGCAAGCGTTACGGAATTGAGACCGCGCTTCGTCAGGAGAAAATCGACCAGATTTTAGGAGCTGATAGCTGATGGACAGTTACGATTTTGAGTATCAGCTGGTCGGCTCGATGCTCGTGAAAGGCGACCATATCGATTGTCGCGAAGTGGCCGGCAAACTCCCCGCAGAAGCATTCGAAAATTTCCACCTCCGCACAATGTACCAGTCAATCGTCACCCTCCTGACCAAGGCCGAGCCGGTGGACATGTTCACTGTTCAGGCTGCTGTTCCTGATGGCACGAAAGACCTGGTGATTGAGGTCGGGGCCAAGTGCGTTACGGCCGCCAATATCCGCGGATGGGCTAAGCGTGTGCGCCAGTGCTGGATGCTGCGGCGTGGAATCGCCGAGCTTAACCGGGCGGCGGGGATTCTCGCATCGGCGGGAACGCACGATATCAACGACCGGATTGGCGAGGTGGGAAGCATCCTGTCAAAGCTTCAGTTTGAAACTAACGACAAGTTGCCGCGCCGCATTGCCGACCTCCTAGAAGACTACATGGACGTGCTTGAGAGTCGCATGCAGGGTGAAGAATCCGGCCTGTATCTCAAGACCGGAATTCAGGCGCTGGATGACGAGTATGGCGGCTTCGACCGCACCGACCTGATAGTCATCGCCGGGCGACCCGGTATGGGCAAGACCGAGCTCGCTATTAACATCGCGAACTCAATCGGCCGGCAGAAGGGGAAGGGCCTGTTTGTCTCGCTGGAAATGTCAGACATGCAGGTTGTCGAGCGACACGTTGCTGACCGCGCCGGGCTGTCAGTTGGTGCGCTGCGTAACCCTCTGAACATGATTCAGGAGCAGTACACGCGCCTGACGACAGCCACCGGCACGCTCATGGACGAAAACAACTACGTTATCGACGGATCTTTCACTGTAGACGACTGCATTGCCCACGCTGAACGACTGAACTCTGACGGCGGCCTGAGTTTCCTCGCTATCGACTACCTCGGGCTTCTGGAGAAGCCGAAAGCAGAGCGCAACGACATCGCCATCGCCGAAATCACCCGCAAGTTGAAGCAGTTTTGCCTGCGTAACAAAGTGCCGGTAGTTCTCCTGTCTCAGCTCAACCGAGGCGTTGAGGGAAGGGCGGATAAGCGGCCGACGCTTGGAGACCTGAAAGACTCCGGTGCGATTGAGCAGGATGCTGATGTGATTATCTTCCCGTACCGCGATGAGGTGTATCACGAGAACAGCGACATGAAAGGAATCGCCGAAATCATCATAGGGAAATATCGTTCAGGCGAGCCAAAAACATTCTACATGGGCTGGAAAAACGGTCACTTCGTCAACATAGACCAGCAGGAAGCGGCGATGCAGTACGCCCGTAACGAGAAACAATCCTCCCAACCTAACGACTGGCGCTAAGCCAACCGAACATCACAAGGATTAACCATGAGCAAGGCAACCACAACGGCGGCGCTTCAGAGCGCGGCGCTGAAGGAGTTCTCTGTCCGCAATCAGCGTTACTGGTCAGCATCAAGCCTGCCGACGCGCGAGAAGGTAAAGCACCGGAAGCCGCTTAAGGCATACCGTCGCGACCGGGTTATGAACACCATTCTTCGCCGGGATATCAACCGCAAGATGGAAGTCGCCCGCAATGAAATCATCGCCAGCATTGAAAGGAAGAAATCATGAGCACTATTAGCAATGAGCGTTTAGAAAAGCTGTCCGAATACGACTGCGCGGACAGGTATGAGGTTATGTCGATGGCGAC